CCGAGATTGAGTAGCTTTGAACGTATAAATTAGTTACAGTTCCTGCTACGCCGTAGAGACAAGTTACGCCTTTAGATACTGATGCCATATATAATTAAGGGAATTGGCAACGAGCCGATTAAGCAGGTAGAACGACTAAGATATCGTAGGAGAAAACCGTAGCCCAGGAGCGTTCATCTACCCCTTCGTCTTCGTTCTGAATAGTAACATCGTAACAGGTAGCGTCGCCTGAGGCTGTGAATGCAGCTTTTATGGCAGTGAGACTATCGACTGACATCGCACCAGCAAGGCCAGCACATCGTGCACGGTGATCGGTGAGGGTCGTATCGTCGGTGTTTGAGAATAGTGTCATGCGTACCGAACAAAGATAGTTTCCTAAGCCTTCGGGCAAGTCGCTAGGCGTGCGAGCAGACTCGCAAAGGATAACAAGTTTAGGCAAAGTCATGATATCGGACGAGTCGCCTGTGTATAGGCTAACGCCTGATAGCGTAGATTCTGTGCTAAGGTAAGTCTTTAAGACTTGTTCGACGATATGTCGGATAGATTTAGTTCCCATTGTTATTGTTTGTTAAATTTATTTGCTCGTGCTTCGAGTACCTTTTGTAATTCGGCAGGCATTTGTTTTACGCGGTTACCATAAACGATGTTCTTAGTGCCGGCAGTGCTTGCAACATTGTTATTATTACCGATTAAATTTATCAGGGATAGGCTTAGGGTTTTATCAGTGTAACTATAATTAGTTAAGCCATTAGGCGCACCGTGGCGAGATACCCACGCAGGCACTGAGCCACCAGCCCTCTTAACTGCTTTTCCTTTCATCGCAGGAATACGTTGTTTTGCTTTGAACCAGCCTGCCTTTAATGCACCGACTTGCATATTACTATTCTTAATTTCTCTATCAATTACTGATTGGTCAGTAGTTACGAATTTATTTATCCAGTCCATTCGTCTTTGTTTCTTACGGATATTTCTGCCGTCAGATTTTACTTTTAGTCTTCGGTGCTGATCGTGGATATCAGTATAGAATTGTTGAGAAAGATTATCGCCATTTGATTGAGGTATTGCACGAGCGAATAAATTACGTGCTTTTTGAAATGCTCGAGCGTGGTCAGGGTCATTAGCAATTTTTACCATAATGCTATTGTGAACAGTCTTTAATACCTTATTTGAATTACTTAAAACTCGGTCAAAGTAACTACGGTCATTACGGAAAGCAGCGTCGCCTAGTTTGCGATACATCAGGAACGCAGCTGAGCGTTTGTTAGCGCTGACAGCGATTGAATTAACATCGGCTTGCACTGCACCTTCGCCCATCTTCTTCGCTCCGCTTAATAAACCGCCTCCACCACTTTTCATCATAGGTGGTGTAAATGTCATAGCGTCCATGCAAATTAAATGAGCCTGACGGATTGCGACATCGTGAGTATCGACTCCTAAGCCTTGAGCAAATTCTTCTACGGCCCTCTGAAAATCCTCAAAAGACTTGGGGTCAATTTTGACCGATACTGAAACCATTATTGGTTATCGTCGATTACGACGAGTATGATCCACGCCGAGCCGGGCTTATAAGTCTGCGAAGTAATACGCACAGTCTTTCCACCAGCAGTTATCTTTTTACCGATTCCAAGTGACGCGATAGGATTGCCACCTGAGAGCAACGCAGCTGAAGCACCTACTCGACCATCGCTTGCAATCCACGCCGAAGTCGTAGCCGTTACCTTTACCGAGAATTGAGTGCGGTCACAATAGCCACCAGCCTCTAATACTTGAGTTTGAACAGGGTCTGAAATAAGGCAAAGGAAGGTCGGGCCTGACGGAATTGAACCAGCCACACCGAAGTCAGCCAGCATTTCTTTAGCGTCTGGTAAGAATTCAGAGTAAATGCTCATACTATTGTCGGTCTTGGAAATGGGGTCGTAAAGGTGTCTAGAATGCCCTCAGAGGTGTTTTGATTGCCGAGACGGGTAAAGTGTCAGGCAACAAAAAAACCCCCAACAGTTACGAAGGGGGTCTTTCTCGTCATTATGACTGCGGATTAGGCAGTGAGTAAGCGAGTGAGGGAAGTTGCACGACCCTTAGCTGCACCGAACAAGAGGGTAGCGGTTACGTTATAGTAGCCGGATTGTTCTTGTCCCATGAGGATTTGGATACCTAAACCAGTGTCAGCGTCAACAGCGTTGGCGACTTCAAAGCCAGGGATTTCGCTCATTGGTAGACCAGAAGCAACAGCGATAGCGTCAGAACCACAAGCGAAGCCAGCGAGGTTTTCGCTGTTCGTTGGGAGTGAAGACCACTGATAGACGGACATACCACCGATTTGACCGATCTGACCGCTTTGGATAACTTGAGCACCGAGAGCGTAAGCAGCAGCGATTTGAGCGTCAGTTAAGAGGTTGTTAGCGTAAGTAGGATTTACGATTAACGCACGAGTGTCAGAAGCCTTAGCTGCATCGAGAACACCTTTAGCGGTTACTACTTCAGCGTAGGAGAGTGAAGAACCAGTTACTGCGTTCGAGGAGTAGTTAGCGTTAACTACGAGAGCGCTGATTTCAGCCATGCAAGCTTCAGCGATAGCGTTAGCAGCGGTAGGAGTGAAAGCGTTAACGAGGTACTGAGCGCCGTAGGACTTAACATCGAGAGGGCTGAAACGGCTCGACACTTTGAAGTGTTTGAGGGTTACAGTAGCACCAGTTAAGGTTGCGTCGTCTTGAGTGAGGTAGCCACCAGTTGAAAATTCGGTAGCGGTTGAAGTTCCGATTAAAGGAACGAAGACAGACTTTCCTGCTTGGCCTTCGAGAGTGCTGAAAACACTGGAGAAAGACTTCAAAGCCGGGAGCTTGCCCTTAATCGAGGCGATTACCGATTCTGCCAAGATACTTGGCGCAGTCGCAATATTGTTACTCATTTTATTATATATTTATTAGTTTTTTAGTAATTAGTGGATAAAGAAAATTAAATTGAACGAACGATTTCGTTCTTATGCTTTGCGAAGTATGCAGATCGCTCAGCGCCCATTGGCATAGCGAGAAATACTTCCAAGTGGTTAACGGCCTTAACAGGCTCGTCGCTAGTCTTATCAGCAGGGCTGAGTTCAACAGGATTAACGCCAACCGATGAAGCGATTTTAGCGGCTTCGACTGAAGCGGAAACTTGCTTACCGGATAAGTCAGCAATCTGTTTTAGTAAATCTGCTTTCTCAGCTGAGAGTGCGTTGAATGCAACTTCGAGGTCAGCGAGTTTTTTATTTGAAGCGTCCAAGTCAGCAACGAGTTTAGCAGTGCCTTCGTTTTCTTTAGCAACAAGTGCTTCAACATTGGCACGTAGTTCGTCGCGTTCAACAGTGACCGCAGAAATATCTGCTACTGCTTTTACGAGTTGTTCTTCGATTGTCATAATATTGCGTGATTAGTCAAATTACTCCTTAACGAGCGAACCAGGGATCACCCAAAGTTTGCAGATACCGTTAGGGTCAATATCTCCTTCAACAAGTCCGCAACCACGAGGGCCACGGTAGAATACGCAGTTTTGGCAAAGTAAGCCAGTATCAGCAAAAGGAGACACGCCAGAATAGTGAGCGCCATCAGGACTACTATCCTGTTTGAACATTCCAAAAGTTTCTTCCACATCACAGACATTATCTACCATCTCTTTCTGACGTGGGGTCAATAATGCTAAAACTTCTTCTTCGATATCCTGAGTTTTCTTTTTAAGCGAAGTTGCTGAAACTTTTTTAGCAGTCATTCCTCCTTTGTTCGTTGGAACAGGTGCGTTTAATACTGATGATAGCGAATCGGCAAGGCCTGTTAAAAGACCCATCGACGAGGCAACCTTGCCTGACATTGACTGACCTTTCATCGCATCTTCTGAAGCCATCTTGCGCTTGGATTTAACGGACGCTACAAAGTCAGCATAGATTGCATCTACTTCAGCTTGGAAGTAATTGATTTGTTCCTGGCTAAGTGATGTACCTTCGAGGCCAGCAGCTTTATAAGGCGTGGCTGAAGATTTAATCACAACGGCTTTAACGCCCATATCAGCGTAGGCTTGAGATACATCCACCAGATTCATATATACGCCGATTGAACCAACATCGGCTGAAGGGCTAGAGATTACGCGATCAGCAGACGAGCCGAGCCAATAAGCTGCTGAACACATCATCCCATCTGTGTAAGCGATTGTAGGCTTCGATGAGTTTGCAATTTTACGAGCGACTTCTTCAACACCACCTACAACACCACCGGGTGAGTCGATATGGAAAACGATTGTCTGCACTTCGCTATCAGCTAGGAATGCGTCAATTTGGTCGGAGACTAAATTCAAATCGCTAGCACCAGTCATACGCTCGAAAGGAGTTAAGCCTTTACCGATAGGGCCGACGATTGGCACGATGCCGTAAGAGCCAACCTTATAAGGCTTGGGCATTTCACCGAAGACCTGAGCGATTAAATCTGTGAAGCCAAACTTCTCAGCGTCGACTGCGTACTGCTTTGCGATTACTGGGTCGATAAGCATAGGGCTTCGACCATTAAGTGCTTTGTTTATAAATCTCATTGTAAATTATTCTTCGTTAGGGTCTTCGTTTTGATTGATGAGTGCGTCTGGTGAAGAGACATCGTCCTCAGGGTCTACATACGGAGTCGGTGCTAAAGGTGCTAATGTGCCTGGTTGAATGTTGGTCGGCTTATATAACATCTCGACCGGTATTCCCGTCTGCTTTGCAAGATTAACGATGAAGGACATATCCTCTGCTCGCTTTGCCATTTCACTGCGGAAGTCTAAACCGCGTTGTGCGTAAAGTTCAGACATTGAAATTAAACCGAGTTCCATATCTGCTCGGTCGTTTGCAGCTTCACGGCCTGCATCAACAGTTACGCGCTTAGGAGTTGTCCAAGATACTTTGTTCCATTCTGGATCGTCGGGTAGTTCACCACGTGCAATTGCGTCACCCAAAATATATCCCCACGTGGGCACACATAATTGCTCGATGATTAAGTTCTGCCATTTTTGGAATGTTCTGTCAGATTTCGCAATATCAAGACGAAGTCCAGGGCCTGTGTTACCCGATGAGTCCGTAACGAAAGAGTAAGGTAAAATGCCTCGGCTAATGTCTTGTTGAATAGCCTTTAAGAAACCTGTGAAGGTAGGCGATGGGCGATTGCTTTGAAGGCTTGTTAAATTTTCACCTACATCGAGTGCCACAATCTTTCCGCCCATTTGAGTAGCAAGATTTCCAAGACCGACTGATGGAGCATACGCACCTAATTCGGTTGCCATACTTTCGTCGATTACACCTTCTTTTTTATTTAATACTAAAGACACATCGCTCGAAGCCTTAACACCAATCTTTTCGAGTGCTAAAATTTCCATTTCGTCCTGGATATCATTCCACGAAGCTGCAAGGATAGGAACACCACGAGCGCCACTTGCATATTCCATATCTACAATCTGCATCATCGCTTGTGCTAAGACTTGACGAGAAGTGCCGTCAGAACGGAATACATTAAAGCCTACGAGTTCGCCGTAAGCACCAAAGAGCATACCGTCGTGCATTCCAGCCGGCTCTTTTTCAGGTGGCAAAGGATTACCAACACGATGGGCTTCGACTAATTGAAGTTTAGCGTCTCCGCTTGCGTTGCGAACCTTGATAGCAAACGAGTCACCGTCACGAGCTGCGGAGCGTAATAAAATTGATTGAGCCTGCCAGAAACTAAATCGGTTTGTAATATCGCATTTTCGAGACCAATCATAAAAATACTGCTCGTAAATTTTAGCGTTCTTGCAGTGAGACTGTGGACGTATTCCGTCACCGATTGCGTACTGTGTTAAATCGCCAAGAATCTGACGCACCATTCCTGAATTGCGGTCACCCCATCGAGTGCGACGCATCATCTCTACGCGATCACGAGGACTTAAGTCACGACGCTGGTCTTGAGCGACAGGTGCGTAAAGTTGCGCGCGAGTCGTCGAGTAGTTGGTCATATTCCAACCACCTACATTTGCTTTCTTAGCAGGCGTAGATTTTTTAACTTTAGGTGCGGTTGGTTTGCGTGGCATAAATCAATTAAAAATCCTGACGACGGAATGAACCGCGTAATACTGTTCTGCGTTTACCGTAAGTCTGAGGGTCTAAAATTGATAATGCGTACAATGATTCCGCTAGCATATCTTTAGCATTCATTGTGATTTGCTTACCGAGCGAAGTACCGGAGTCAGAATAGGAAGTCGTTATTACTCCTGCGGTTATCAACGAAATTGCTTTAGCTTTGATTGCTAAAAGTTCGTCCTCCGTTAAGCCAATGAAGATGCCAGATGCCATTTAATTTGCGTATTTTGTCAAATTGAACGGATTACCTAGCCACCAGCCCCTTATGCCCATTGTCCCAACAACGACAAAACAAGTGACTAGGTAACCCGCAGTCATGACTTTGGAGCGTCCTCCTCGGTTGTCAAATTTGTTTCAGTAGAATCTCGACCAACAATGCCCCACCTTACAGCTGCGAGTAGGCAAAGAAGTTCGCAGTCAAAGGCATGATTATCCTTTTTGCCTTGTGGCATAATCCACATCGGCTTACCTGTTCGCTTATCCTTAACGCGTACTTCGGCATTTAACTGCTCGATGTAGTCAGGCAATGAATCTGATGCGTAGGTATGCAATCGTCGTGATCGTAAGCCGTGGAGTAAATCTTTCCCGGCTAAGTTAGACCAGACCACAAGTTCGCAACGGTTCTGTAAGCCAGGAACAAGGATGCGTTGCTTTTCGGAATAAAATCTGCGGACAGTTACTCCGTTTTTATCAGTGCTTGCGAAGTCGTCAGTGCCTGAACCACGAGCACACTTCCAGCCTCGCTTAGTTGCCTCACGATAAACTTCCTGAGTGTTATCACCAGAATCTACAAACACCATCGCTTTATGGACACCGTGGAGTTTCGCAAATTCTTCGAGGCCCTGCCAAGTATCAATGCGAGCAAAAGCCTTGAGCCGAGAATGTCCCATCTTTCCCCATCGACGCACCACGACCCAAAAGTGTCCGCGTTGAACATCGATTCCCATTGTGCGGAATGGTATAGCATCTTTAGCGCCTTCTTCGTCTCGATTCATTACTTTGCCTCGTCCGCTAATAACGGCTTCACCTGCCCAGTCGTCTTCAAGTTTATATTCACCGGCTTCAGGCGTTGTAATCATCGTGCCACCTTCTTCGCTCCACGGTAACGCTAATCGCTTCTGCTTAAATATTCTGCGTGGTTCTTCGTCTCCATATGTGTCGCTAATCTCTTTTGATTTGAGCATTAAGACTCCAAGTTCACCCCACGACATTGTTGCGAGCGAGTTCCAGTGCAGGCCAATGTGTCCTTTAGTCGAAGCAGTCTTTGTAGCTACAAATTGACCACCGGCATTTGCCTCCAATCTTACCGCGTTATTATCCGCTAATTTTTTAGAGCAGTGAACACATTCATAAGTTGTGCCTTCAGAAACTAATTTTAAGTCCCACGATCCAGTCGCCTTTGCTTCTTCAGGGAATCTAATTTGCTCCCAGACCCACGGCTGTAAAAAACCGCAGTGAGGACATTTGAAGTTCCAATCTCGGCAGTCAGTTCCTTCGTGTAGTGAGTGAAATTCTGAGCCAGCGTTTCCGCCTTGCGACATAAATATCCGTTTGCCTAACCAGCCGAACGCAGTGACACGAGCTGACAATTCTGCGAGGTGTCCATTTGGTGCGAGCCAACATTCATCAGCGATTGTGTAGCGTAAAGACAGGCGTTGAAGATTTGCCTCGTTCCAAATACCCCTTGAGTAAATCATCATTCTATCAAAATCTGCAATCGACGAACGGTCACTATCACCTTCCGTCATTCGTTCCTGAACAGGTGGGCAATGTTTCCACAATGGGCGACAATACCGGAGCATAAAATCTTTTGCTTCAGTGTCATTAGCCTGTAAAATCATCATCGGCCCTGGAGCGTTAGCGATTACGTGGCAGGAGAACAAACGAGCAAATAAAGATTTACCAGATTGAATCGAAGCCAGCACCGTTAGCATTCGAGTCTCAGGGTCAGCTGCAATCCGCAAGGCTTCCGCTATCCACGGTGTTCGCTCTGATCGGAACGGCCCAGGAATTGGCGAGTCAGGAATTGCATAAACATTACTCTCTAACCAATCGACGATATCACCAGAATCCGATGGCTTTAGTGCTTCACGAGC